GTTTACTAACTTTGTACTAGCGTTGTTGGCTATTGAAGTAACTATACCGCTTATTGATCTTGAGACTATGATGCCTGTACTAATGGGTATGCTTGGTCTTGGTGCAATGCGTTCTTATGAAAAGACTAAGGGCGTATCAAGGGAGCAGTAATGGCATTACGACCGGGAATGTTAACAGGCAGCAAAAAGAAGCCAACAAAGGAAGCGCCTTTGGACGATCCAAAGGACGACACTACTGACACGCCTGTAACTTCAGAACCGCCGCCAGAGCGAGCACCACCCAAACCACCACGACCTATAAAAGGCGAGGAGCCAGAACCCGCACCAGAGCCTGAGCCAGAAGATGAGCCTAATAACTACCCTCGTTTTACTGGGACAACTTATCAAGAGTTTGTAGAGTGGTACAAAGGTAGTCCTCTTGAGCGACAACTCCGTAGCTACTACGAGTCTAGGGGAGAAGAGTACGTAGAGCGTCCTAGTCCGGGTTACGAGCGTAATGAATCTGGTAGATACGTTGACGACAACAACAAAGAACTTTTTTACTGGACAGGCTCTAGGACCGACAGTGAACACGGTTTTGCAGGACTAGAAGCAGAAGCCGACTACAAAACACAAGCTGACATTAAGGCGTCCTATCAACAGGATTCCATGCTTCAGAGTACTTTTGGTAGTTGGGACAAGTATTGGTCATACGTACAAGAACGACAAGACATGATAGATCAAGGGATCATCATGGATCGTTGGGAACAGGACGCACAACTTTGGGACGAGCGTGTTATAAAAGGGGTTAACAACCGTGGTGGCCCAAACGCTGATGCCATTAGTGCTATTATTACAGCGGAAATGAACCGACGTACAAGTGACGACCGTAGTGCAGAAGAAGGCTTACGTGACTCCTACGGCATCCCCAGAACCATGTTTAACTCTGATGGTGACGAACTTGTTTGGAACGGTAGTGGTTGGCAGTTAGCAGTAGAAGCAGACGACTTCGATAAGTTTGATATCTTTAAAACAGTTATGGTGGGTATCGCTACGGCAGGGGCTGGTATTGGAGCTTCAGTATCAACCGCTTTAAACCTTACTGGAGCTAGTGCTGCTGCCGTAACTGCCGCTGTGGATACAGTTGTTCGTCAGGTAGCAACCGGCGCTTTTGAAGGCGAAATAGACATAAACCTTAGAAGTGTTATTAGTGCTGCCATTGCTGCAGGATCTTTAGAGAAAGAATTAGGAGAGGCGCTTCTTTCTCAAATTCCTTCTTCAGGTATAGAGTCTATAGACGCAGCTATTGAAGCAGGAGTAATGTCTGCTGCTGCTGACGCTTTAATTGACGGAGAACTAGACCTCGAAGGCATTACTAATGCAATGGTACAGGCAGGTCTAGGGACTCAGTTTGAAGACGTAATAAAGCAGTTAGAAGAAGCAGGAAGCTTAGGAGGACGGGAACTTCAGGACTTTATAAGGTCTGTTCGAGAACAGTTTCCTGATGTTGACCTTAGTGCGCTTGAAGACACTCTTAGAAATATTGCAGATGTTTTACCCAGTGGTGACGCCTTACAGTCTATTGCTGACAGAACAGGCAGAGCTTGGGAAGACTTTAAAGATTTCTTAAGTGAAAACGGCATTGTTGAAGACGCCTACGACATTGTTAAAACAATTTATGATACTGTAGATGCTGCTATACCTACCGACATAGCAGAACTAAAGCAGTTTATTAAAAGTATGTTTGCTGGTGCAAGCCCTATAGGAGAATGTGAAGAGGGTCGTCCTAATGACGGAGGAGAAACTGGCGGTTGGACAGGAACTTCTTCAAGAAGAACAGGTGACGAAACTGTTGTTGTAGTTAGTCCCGGAGGCCCCGGCCCCGGTTCTCGTGACGCTATGGATCAGTATCCCGGCTGGATGGACTGTGTAAACCTTGGTTTCCTTATTGGGCTTCCGGGCTTAGACATACCGCTTCCACCACAGTTAACAAGTTTTTCTGTAGCCGACTTACGTGCTGCAGTTGTAGACGCTGGGGACTCTTTTGACGAGTTTCTTAGTGATCCTCAAGCGTGGCTTGACGGAAAAATTGAAGATATTAAAAATGGAATTACAGAGCCGTTTAGTGATCCAACAAAACTCCAAGACTATATTGCAGGTATCTTAGGCGGTGTTCTTGCTGGGGCTTTGTATGAAGAAATTAAAAACGAATTAGAAGAAGAAGTACCCGACCTCTTTTTGCCTTTTGCTCCAGAAGAAGAGGGCGACGACTGTACAGTGGAAGGCGCTGATGGTGAAGTCCGTGGAAGAGTACAGGGCGGTCAGTGTGTTCCTCTTACGCAAGAAGAGATAGACGAAGTAGACGCTCCTTTAGGTCGTTGTGAAGACGGAACACCTAAAAACGACGAATTTGGTACTAACTGTACAGAGTACTCTAAATTTGGTTTTTGTAAGGACGGAACAAAAAGAGAAGACCCAGACGGTACTAATTGTGCAGAGTACATACCTCCCTTTGAAAACACAGGTCCTACTGTTGAAGACTGTGCTGCTTTAAACAGAGCACATATTCCAGCTAACCCAGAAGCCGGTCAAATAAGCAGTTGTGGCGGTTGTGGTGAAGGTTTTGAGCCAGTTGCTAACGGTGGCGGTGAAAACGTCTGCGAACCTGTAGACGACGTTCTTGAGCCTTGTACAGGCGATCAAGTACGTAACGAGGTTAGCGGTGAATGTGAAGACCCTACGCCAGATTTTGTAGACGGTGAACCCTGTAAAACTCCTGATGGTTTAGACGGAACTTATAATTCACAAGGAGACTGTGTAGCAACACCTCCTCCACCAGAGTTTGGCTATTGTGAAGATGGAGCAACAGCTAAAGCAGATGCTGAAGGTACTAACTGCTCTGAGTACGTTGTTCCGGGTCCAGAATTTGGTTACTGTGCAGACGGAGCTACTGAAAGGGCGGACGCTGACGGATCAAACTGCCTTGAAAATCAACCTGAACCAGAGCCTGAACCAGAGCCTGAACTAGAGCCTGAACCAGAGCCTGAACCAGAGCCTGAACCAGAGCCTGAACTAGAGCCTGAACCAGAGCCAGAACCTGAGCCTGACATTGACGACGGAGATAATGATGACGATGGCCGTTTAAACCTTACAGACGACAGTACTCCTACTGATACTGGTCCAAATGAAGGAGACCCATGTGAAGCCGCTAACGGCGAAGCAGGGACTGTTAGAGACGGTATTTGTTTTCCAAACGTAGTTTTACCAGAACAGCAGCCAGAGCCAGAACCTGAGCCAGAACCTGAGCCAGAACCTGAGCCAGAACCAGAGCCTCAACCTGAGCTTGTGCCTGAATCTTGTAACGATCCTAACGCAACTGTAGCAGAGGACGGAAGTTGTGGCCCTTGTAAAGAAGGGTTTACTATCGACATTGAAACCGGCCTGTGTTTTGCAGACAGTGTTGAAAATACATGCCCTAACGGCGCTTCTGACTATCCTTTATGTACTGAGTGTGAAGACGGTTCTAGGCCAAGCGACCACGAAGAAGGAAACTGTGGTTTACCAATAAGTATAGCTCCAGAACCTGAGCCAGCACCTGAACCAGCACCAGAGCCAGAGCCAGAACCTGAGCCAGAACCGGAACCTGAAGAAGGAGGCTCCGGTGGTGGCGGCGGGGGTGGCGGTGGCCGCAGCGGAGGAATGCTTACTGGAGTTCCAGACTGGCAACGACAACCGTTTGCTGCTGTAGAGTACAGAGCACCAACAAGAGCAATAGACGTTTTAAACCAGTTTGTTGAAAATGAAATCAAAAGCTCGCTAATACAAGAAGACAAGCCAAAAGGTCTTTTCTCTTAATTACCAAGGACTTTTAAATGACCTATTTAAATATAGTAAACAATGTACTACGTAGGATGCGTGAAGATGAAGTAACGTCTGTGCAAGAAAGCACCTATAGTAAAATGGTAGGGGACTTTGTAAATGACGCTAAGAGAATTGTAGAGGACTCTTGGGACTGGTCGGCGTTGCGTACTACATTAACAATTACAACAACTGCTGATGTTTTTAACTACGTACTAACCGGTAGTCAAAACAGAATCAAAGCTCTAAATGTTATCAACGACACTGCTAACTTGTTTATGGAGTACCAAACGGCAACATTCTTTGATGAAGCTTACTTGATTTCTGATGCTCGCAAGAGTGCTCCTAAGTACTACACGTACAACGGTGTTGACGACGATGGTGACACTCAGATTGACATTTATCCAATTCCTGACAAAGAGTACACCATTCGGTTTAACTGTGTCAAAAGAACGGGTGATTTGTCCGCTAACGACGACCGACTTACGATACCTAACATGCCCGTGTTGCACTTAGCTATTGCTTTGTTAGCCCGTGAACGTGGAGAAACTGGTGGTACGTCTGCTGCTGAGTACTTTAAGATTGCTGAAAACTACATGTCTGATGCTATTGCTTTAGACGCTCAAAAGCATCCAGAAGAAGTAATCTTCTATACCCCTTGAGGTAAATTATGGCACAACAACTTAACAGTATCAATCTTGTTGCACCGGCCTTTAAGGGAATCAATACAGAAGATTCTCCGTTGCAGCAAGACCCTTCGTTTGCAGAGATTGCAGACAACGCTGTAATTGACAAGCGTGGGCGTATTGCTGCACGTAAAGGCCATGACGTTGTTACAACAAACAAGACTGCACTAGGTACGGCTGCTCTTAGGGCTATTCAAGAATTTAAAGACGACGCTGGAAACACCAAAGTTTTTTCTGTTGGCAACAATAAGATCCTTAGCGGTACTACAACCTTAGCCGACGAAACTCCCGGTAGTTATACAATTAACGCTGACAACTGGAAGATGGTTAATTTCAACGACAAGATCTATTTCTTTCAGCGTAGTTTTCAACCTTTAGTCTATGACAACGCAGGAGGCTCTGTAGTCACGCTCAGTAGCGTTTCTGGTGCAGCGGGTGTTACTAGTGCTATGTACGGTAACGAGGTTCTAGCGGCCTATGGAAGACTTTGGACGGCTGACTTTGGTGCCGACAAGTCTACTATTTATTGGACTGACCTTTTGATAGGCCATGACTGGTCTGGAGGTACTAGCGGTTCTATTGACATTTCTAAGGTATGGCCTGACGGTCACGACGAGATCGTAGCGTTAGCGGCGCACAACGGCGCTTTGATTATCTTTGGTAAACATAGTATTGTTGTTTATGAAGGTGCTGAAGCACCAGCGACAATGGCATTAGCAGACACTGTAGCAGGAGTCGGTTGTGTTGACCGTGACACTGTACAGCACACAGGTACTGACGTGTTGTTCTTGTCACATACAGGCCTAAAGAGCTTCGGTCGCACTATACAAGAAAAGTCAATGCCTATGGCTAACTTGTCTAACAGCATTACTAAAGACATTATAAATTTGTTGCAAAACGAAGTTTCTTTTTATAGGACTGTTTATAGCCCAGAAGAAGGTTTTTATCTATTAACTTTTGTAGGTCAAGACGTAACCTATTGTTTTGACGTAAGGGGTACACTAGAAAACGGCTCTTATCGTGTTACTCGTTGGCCCGGCACTAGTTTTACGTCTTATGGTAGGCTTGAGAACGGTAAGCTGTACATAGGCACTACAGAAGGTATTAGCGAATACACAGGTTACAGCGACAACGGAACAAAGTACAGGTTTAAGTACTACAGTCCGGGGTTGACCTTTGGTGACCCGTCTATGCTAAAGAGAGTCAAGAAGATTAGGCCAACACTGGTAGGCGCTAATAGTGCTACAGTATTTCTTAAGTGGGCCTATGACTTCGACACATTCTACAGAACTGCAGAGTTTACTGTAGGAAACCAACAACCTGCTTTCTACAACGAAGGCGAGTTTAACGTGGCAGAGTTTACTGGTGGTGAACTAACGTCACGTAGAGCAGTCAACGCTACAGGCGGTGGCGGAGTTATTAACATAGGTCTGGAGGCAGACATAAATGGTTTTGCATTGTCTCTTCAAGAAATTAACGTATTAGTTTTAAAGGGTAAAGTACTATGAGCAACTACAGTAAAACTACTGACTTTGCCGCTAAGGACAGTCTACCTTCTGGAGACAGCGGTAAAATCATAAAAGGCGCTGAGTTTGAGACGGAGTTTGACGCTATCTCTACAGCTATTGCTACGAAGGCAGACACAGCATCACCAACATTCACAGGGACAGTAACAAT